TCGCCCGAGGTTTCGGGTTCGATCGGCTCATATACTGCGAAGCGTCCTGCCTCTCAAATCGTCCAATCATCGTTGAATGAATCAACTATCAGAGAAGATGACAGCTATGTATAACAATGTCCAACATTATTTAACATTTATATGCAATTAAATTAAGCCAGTCCAAACACGGGAACGGGGGGTCGAACACTTTACCCCCGCCCCCATGCCCCAGATCCACGGGCCGTGATCCCCGCCTAGGCCGATCGGTTCGCGAACCGTGGCCCATGGCCCCCGATTGTTGCAACGTGGCCCAGTGGCTCGCTTAGGCCCTTGATCCGTGGGCCATGGCTCTTGATCCACGGGCCATGGGGCTTGCTTTTTGATGGATAGACACTTAATGTAGGGACTCCGGAATAGAGGCTAAGTCATTGATTTCCTTACCTTTTACCGCGCTTCACGCTCCACGGCTCGGGGGATTTCCCCTGCGGAGGCTTGGGCCATGTTTCTCTCAAACAAATATGTGTAAAATGTATTTGAAAATTGTTTTTTCGCTATGTGATATAATCTTATACTCAATGACCACTTCCCTAGACGCAGAAGAAAAAATCCTAAAGCTTGAACTGCGGCTCGCGCAGCTCGATCGGATAGAGACGTGCAACGATAATTTTCTCGATTTTGTACGGGCGATGTGGCCGGATTTTATTACCGGAAAACATCACGAAATAATCGCTGATAAGTTGGAACGTGTGGCGCGGGGCGAGTTAAAGCGTCTGATAGTCAATATGCCTCCCCGTCATACCAAGAGTGAGTTTGCTAGTTACCTGTTTCCTGCGTGGATGATCGGCAAGAATCCTGATATGAAGATCATTCAGGCCACACACACCACGGAGCTTGCTGTTGGTTTTGGTCGTAAGATAAAGAATCTTCTGGATCGGGAGGAATACCGCGAGGTTTTTGCAGACACTCAGCTTGCTGTGGATTCCAAGGCTTCTGGCCGGTGGGACACGTCTCGGGGAGGGATGTACTATGCCGTGGGCGTTGGTTCAAACTTGGCGGGTCGTGGTGGTGATTTAATTGTTATAGATGATCCGCATTCTGAGCAGACGGCGATGTCCAGCAATGGGTTTGATGACGCATGGGACTGGTATACTGGTGGTCCTCGGCAGCGGTTGCAGCCCGGAGGAGCCATAGTATTGGTGATGACGCGCTGGTCGGAGAAGGATCTGACGGGGCAGTTGATTCGGGCGCAGGGAAGGGACAAGGACGCAGATCAGTGGGAGGTGGTTGAGTTACCGGCGATCATGCCTAGTGGGAAGTCGTGTTGGCCTCAGTATTGGCCGCTCACGGACCTTGAGGCAGTAAAGGCGTCTATTCCGGTTAGTAAGTGGAATGCTCAGTATCAGCAGAATCCGACGGGTGATGAGACTTCTATTTTGAAGCGTGAGTGGTGGAAGGTCTGGGACAAGGAGAAAGTCCCCAATCTGGAGTATGTAATCCAGAGTTATGATACTGCTTTTAGTAAACGTGAGACGGCGGACTACAGTGCGATAACGACGTGGGGTGTTTTCTACCCGAAGGAGTCAGGGACCCCTAATTTAATATTATTAGATTCTGTAAAAGGGCGCTGGGATTTTCCGGAGTTAAAAGAGAAGGCGTATGAGTTATATAAGTTTTGGGACCCCGAAACAGTAATTATAGAAGCGAAGGCAACGGGAATGCCTTTGACCCATGAATTACAGAACATGGGGATACCTGTTGTTAACTTTACCCCTAGTCGTGGAAATGATAAATTGTCGAGGGTTCATAGTGTAGCGCCGTTATTCGAAAGTGGAATGATCTGGGCGCCAGATGAGACATGGGCCGAGGAACTGATAGAAGAGTGTGCGGCTTTTCCCAATGGGGAGTATGATGACTTGGTGGATAGTACCACGCAGGCTTTAATGCGTTACCGGCAGGGAAATTTTGTACAGTTGCCAACTGATGACTGGGACACCCCTGAACCCACAAAAATTCAGTATTACGGCTAAATACTATGAAACTTAATAAATTTTTTCATCACAAAATTAACGCTATAGGCGAGAGCGGCGGTGGCGGAGGTGAGACTGCACAAACCTGTGCCGACAAGGGCACGGACTTTAATTCAGAGACGGGGATGTGTGTGGCTTATGGCACTACCGGAGACGCGGCGGGCACCGGCACGTACCGAGCGACCACTCTCACTCTAGCCGACATACAAGAACAGATTGCGGCGCTGGATGCCCAGCTTTTAGAACAGGGTCTTGAAGAAGGCACCGCTGAGTATGAAGCCGCACAGAAGCAAGCCCGCGCAGAACTTGTAAAATATGCCACAGAAAGCGCAGCGTTCACCTTCAGCGAGGAAGATTTCGCTGAAGCCGTGGGGCTTACCCCTGCTGAAGCTCTAGCTGAATATTACAATTATGATTTCACTGGTAAGGAGCTGTTCAATTTCCCTTACGGCGAGGCCATTACCACCTCGGTAACCACTTATAACAACTCGCCACAAGGAAAGGCCGTAGCGGCCCAGCGCAGCTTGTTCGACGCGGACACGGAGGCCAAGCTGGCGGCGGGATCGTGGACCCCTCAAATGGTTACGCGGGGAGATACGAAGGATGCAGCGGGGAATGTGATCCTCGGCGGCGTCCAAAGCCCGACCGACTATGAGTTAATGACATCCGCGCAACTGGCGCCTTTTCTGCCCACCGCGCCTTATGATGTAACCAAGATTTCCCAGAATACCCCTGCCTATACTGCCGCAGGTTCCTTACCTGCCGGTTTGTTTGATCCGATTAACTTTCCCGAGCGGGCTATTACCCGTGGGACCCCCGTCATTACCAAGGGTTTTGATGCGGCGGGCAACCCTACGACGGGCATTACCATGGGCCAGACTACCGCGGCCCCCACTGGCGCGAACATTGGTCAACTGAACACTACCGCGCAGCTACCCACTACGGGTATGCACATCGCTGGCACCGGACTGGGTGGAACCACGGTAGGCACCATGGACACGACGGGGAATATTGTCTCCACTGGCGCGGACAACCTTACCCAGTTGGTAGATGTTAATAACGCGCTTAATACCAGCAGTGTCAGCCCCACGGTCATAAATACCGGTGAGGAGGAAGGGGTAGTGGTAACCCCTACTGTAGTGACGATGGATGAAGTACCGGGAAGCGTGGCCTATTGTGCGTTATACCCAGACGCGGCTGTTTGTACCGCTGGCACCGATGAATTTTGTGCGCTGGCGGGCAACTTGAACCATGCCTCCTGTGATAAAGCAAAGACGTGCCCTGACGGAGAAGAGTCGTGGAACGGGGTCTGTGTTCCTATTTGTGACGTTGGTTTTACGCGGGATTCGGACGGCATCTGTCAGAGCAACAATCAGGGAAACTGCCCAGTCGGAACAGACAAAGCGGGCGATACCATCCCAGACGGTCAAACGGTAGATTGGTGTACTACAACTACTACCATAACCACCTGTCCCGCTGGAACAGACAAAGCGGGCGATACCATCCCAGACGGTCAAACGGTAGATTGGTGTACTACAACCGGCGCCGCTACCTGTGATCTCGGAACAGACAGGGCAGGTATGGCTATTCCTGCCAATCAAGACAGCGCATGGTGTAATTGCGGGGTAGGGTATGAATGGGATGCAGAAACCAAAGAGTGTGTCCTAGCTGGTTCTGTAGACCCATGGGCCGCGGACAAACTTGATTGCGCCAATGCAGGCGGCACGTGGAACACCAACACAAATAAATGTGATGCGGCGGTAGACCCCTATGCAGCCGAGAAGGCTGCGTGTGCCAATACAGGCGGGACGTGGGACGATACAACCGATCCTGAAAGTTGTACTCCTGCTACTGTGGTCCCCACCTGTCCTGCCACATCAACAAACAACGCAGGGGTAATTATCCCTGATGGACAGACACTGGATTCCTTTTGTTGCCCAACAGGGGAGGCATGGAATGCTTCCACTAACCAATGTGAGCCATCAGGTACAGCACCAACAAATGTATGTGCTACCGGAACGCTTAGGGCAGGAGCGCCTGTACCCGCAGGCGAGGAAGCCGCTTGGTGTGACCTCGATTGCCCAGCAGGGGAAACATGGGACACCGAAACCTTGGCCTGTGCTACCGTTACGGTCGTCGATCCCAGTATTCAAGCAGCTTGTGAGACTTCAGGAGGAGCATGGATAGATGGGGCTTGTGTATGCCCCGAAAAGTCCACACTTATTGGTGGTCAGTGCATGGCTGACGCCATAGGACCGGGGGTACCCTCCTACTGTCCCGCTGGCTCAGTTAAAGAAGGACAGCAAATCCCAACTGGTCAGACAGTGGAGACATGGTGTGACACTGTTGTAGACCCATGGGCCGCGGATAAAGCCGATTGCGCCAATGCAGGCGGAACTTGGAATAACACAACTAACAGTTGCGATACGGTGGTGGCGGGCATAGATCCCTACGCAGCCGAGAAAGCGGTGTGTGCGAATACCGTGGGCGGCGCGACATGGGACGATGTAAACAATATCTGTGTACCGGCTGCTATTGGGGATCGGTTTTCAAAAGAGAAAGCGTTCTGTGCCACAATGAGCGGCCAATACTGGGACGAGAGCTACATGGCTTGTCTTCCGATAGGCTGGAAGGATGAGGGTCCTCTCGACCAATCAGGTATTCGGACTAACAAGAGATACCAGACAGGTAATGAACTGCTGGATCAAACTTATGCTTATCAAAGCGCCCTTAGTACAAACCCAGTGGGCACCTATGATGACCCTTATTCAATGGGTCCTGATATTGGAGTGGTGGCTGCAAAAGGGGACAAAGCCCCTGCGATTCCTACCAACTTGGGAACGTCGCTGACGCCGGGAATCCATTCAATTAATTTTGGTGATGGGCAACTGGTGGGCGATCCGGCCACCTCGAACACTCCTTACGCTTGGTACGGCGGCGCCGACATCGGCTTTGGAGCGAAAGGTGGAGAAGTAAAAGAAGGCGGTTTCAGGCACGGCGGGGAAGTAGAGGACAGGCTTGGACTACGGCAGAAGGCTTCTGACTCACGGCTCATGCGCCATGGTGGTTTGGGACAGTTTGCTGATGAGATTGGTGACGATATGCTATCCACTATAGCGCGTATTATGGACAGAAGGGACTAATGAATGGCTAATGGTGATGAAGGCATAACTCCTATGGTGGAAAAGCTCAAGGATTCCACCGATATACTGGAGATTGAGCAAGAAGTCGAGATCGCCGCACCCGGAACCTTCGTGCCTCCGGAAGAGGGCGAAGTGGATATGGATATTGACATTGAAATTATTACCGAGGATGACGGTGGTGTCACCATTGATTTTGCCCCCGAGGATGAATTTTTTATCGATGAAGGGGACTTCTACCGGAATCTGGCGGAAGAGATAGACGACGGTGTTCTGGGAGCCATCTCCAATGACCTTCAAGCCCAGTACGAAGGGAACAAGGAATCTCGACAAGACTGGGCAGACACATACTCCAAGGGTCTGGAATTACTGGGATTTAAATACGAAGAACGCACACAGCCCTTTCGTGGAGCTACTGGGGTGACCCACCCATTACTGGCTGAAGCTGCCACTCAGTTTCAAGCACAGGCATATAACGAACTACTTCCTCCTGATGGTCCGGTACGCACCGTGGTCATGGGAGCGCCCGACAAGAAAAAAGAGCAACAGGCTCAACGGGTTAAGGAGTTTATGAATTACTACTTAATGTCAGTTATGGAGGAGTACACCCCTGAAACTGATCAGATGTTGTTCTATTTGCCATTGGCCGGTTCCACTTTTAAGAAGATTTACTATGACGCGGCGCTTGATCGTCCTGTCAGCACCTTTGTGCCTGCGGAAAATCTGGTGGTGCCGTATGAAACCAGCAGTTTGGAGACGTGCCCGATAGTCACTCATGTAGTGCCGATCTCTCATAATGACCTTAGAAAGCAGCAAGTGTCCGGATTCTATCGGGACATTCCGTTGGAGCCTTCGCAAGTCACTGAAAACGAAGTAAGAAAAGAAATAGACAATATTGATGGTTCTCACCCCTCCTACCTGAACTATGACGTAAACCTCTTAGAGTTCCATGTGGAACTAGACCTCGAAGGATTCGAGGACCGTGATGAGGAGGACGAGGACACTGGCATTAAACTACCCTACATTGTGACGATCAGTGAAGAGATGGGCACTATCCTCGCCATACGACGCAATTACAGTGAAGACGACCTTGAAAAGAAAAAGATCGCCTACTTCGTTCATTACAAGTTTTTACCCGGTTTCGGGTTTTACGGGTTGGGGCTGATCCACACCATTGGCGGATTATCCCGAACCGCGACTGCTGCACTGCGCCAGTTAATTGATGCGGGTACTCTTTCCAATCTACCGGCAGGGTTCAAGGCTCGCGGCCTACGGGTTAGGGACGATGCCAATCCGATACAACCGGGCGAGTTCCGTGATGTGGACGCGCCGGGTGGTGCGATCCGTGACAGCCTCATGCCGTTGCCTTTCAAAGGCCCCGATCAGACATTGTTTCAATTATTAGGCTTTGTAGTTGATGCCGCGCAACGCTTTGCGACCATTACCGATCTGAAAGTGGGTGATGGCAACCAGCAGGCGGCGGTAGGTACTACGGTAGCGATGCTGGAGCAGGGCGCACGGGTAATGAGTGCGATTCACAAGCGGCTCCATTATGCAATGCGTAAAGAATTCAAGATCTTGGCACGGGTAATGCACGAGTTTCTGCCACAGGAGTATCCCTATTCGGTAGCGGGGGGCGAACAAAGCATCATGGCGGAGGATTTTGATGACCGCGTAGACGTTCTTCCTGTCTCCAACCCCAACATCTTCTCGCAGGCGCAGCGTATTGCGCTGGCACAGTCTCAATTAGAGCTGGCTCTTCAGGCGCCAGACCTGCATAACACGCAGGAAGCCTATCGGCGGATGTATGAAGCATTAGGGGTGCGAGACATTGACAGTATCCTGAAGGCACCGGAGCTGGAACAGCCTGAACCGAAAGATCCTGCACAGGAAAACGTAGATGCTATGGAAGACACAGAGCTTAAAGCGTTTGAAGGACAGGCCCATGACGCCCACATGATGGCACATATAACCTTTATGGCAGGCGGGATGGTGCAACAAATGCCAAATGTGATAGTTTCCCTGCAAAAACACGTACTTGAACACGTCAAGCTCAAGTCACGCGAGCAGGCAGCAATTCAGTTTGTTCAGGAAAACCAAGGACAACCGGCCACTGAGGACCAGATGTTGCAGATTGAGGCCATGACAGCCCAGATAATTGCCCAAGAATTGACCGCGGTACGGCAAATTAGCCAGCAGATCGCTGGTGGGGGCGAAGAACCGGCGCCTGATCCGTTACTTGCACTGAAACAGCAAGAATTAGCCATAGATGAGCAGAAGACGCAGGCAGATATAGCCCGAGATCAGGGTAAACTGAGTCTGGATGAGCAGAAGATGGTACAACGAGGGGAACAGTTTGATGAACGCCTCGAATCGCAGGAAAAACAGACCCAAGCGCGTATAAAAGCGTCAGATCGGCGCGAAATGATGAGATTACGTCAAAGAGAAGGAGAAACCCCATGAGCAGAACAGTGAAAACAGGTGGTGTAAAGCCACCAAAGACCCCTAAAGCTACTAATTTTGAAGTAATCGGAGGTCAAGGAAAGGCTCCTTTTAGTGATTACAAGGAAATACCCACTCCCAAGAACCTTGGAAAGGGCAAAGTGACTACCGGAACGTGTCGAGGTATGGGTGCCATGCTACGCGGCGGAAAATTCACAATAAACTAGGTGACATATGCCCCTTACAAAAGGAAAGACTAAAAAAGCAGTCAGTTCTAATGTAAAGAAGCTAAAAAAGGAAGGCTATCCGCAAAAGCAAGCGGTAGCGATAGCCTTGAACACTGCGGGTAAAAGCCGTCGAAAAAAGAGGCGTTCCACGTGAAACCTTTCTTTCTGTTAGCCCTAATATTATTGAGCAGTTGCGCTGTTTCCGAAGATATGATCGAAAACAAAGCGTTGTATTGCTCGGGGATTTACCAAGGGATACGCGCAGTAGGCCGTGTGGCTACGGAAGTCACTACGGGCATAAGTATACCGGATGTTTGTGACACGATTGATGAGATAGTGGCGGAGGAAACCGCTGATGCAACTACCAAAAGTGGTGCGGAATCTGGAAGCGATAATTAAGCTTTGGCTTTTCTTTAAACTATAGTTTTCCTATGAAGCGTTATCTATTTTTGTCGCTAGTGACGCTTCTTTTTTTTAGTTTGGACACTGCCGCTATGGAACACGACATGGAAAAGTTGTTAGAAACACTTAAACGCCACGAGGGCGTAAAGCACCACGCTTATAGGGATAGTCTTGGCGTTTTAACGATTGGGTGCGGTAGGAATATTAGTGATAGCCGAAGGCATCACGGCTTAGGTCTTAGTGACGCCGAAATCGATTATATGCTTCAAAACGACATAGAACGCACGATCAAGGAACTGAGTAGTGAATATCCGTGGTTTAACGATTTAGAGGAAGGTGCAAGACGGGATGCTATTATCAATATGCACTTCAATCTAGGTAGAGTTCGTTTTGCTACGTTTAAAAGGGCTATTGCCCACATGGATGATGCAAACCACCAAGAAGCCGCCACTGAGTTTTTGCACTCAAAATGGGCAAAACAGGTAAAAGGCAGAGCCTTAGAAGTCACAGACATGATCTTAACTAACGACTATGTATGAGTATGCGGCTACCATAATACGAATAGTAGACGGGGACACAGTAGATGTGGATGTGGATCTTGGTTGGGATACTCATGTTTGCGGCAAGCGTGGGCGTATTCGTTTGTACGGAATTGACGCGCCAGAGTCTCGAACCAGAGACAAGGAAGAGAAAAAATACGGGTTATTAGCCAAGAAATTCGTAGAAGAATTTATGCCGGTAGGGACAGTAGTTACCTTGCGAACATACAAAGATACGGGCAAATATGGCCGTTATCTGGGAGATTTTAAAGTTTATGACAAATGGGTTTGCCAAGAATTATTAAAGCATCATCTTGCCGTAGAATATGTTGGGCAAAGCAAAGATCTAATTAAACAAGCGCATTTGGAAAATAGGAGTAAAATAGTATAAGATTAGCTACGACTATATCCGATGTTTGAAGGAAGAAAGGGATGGATGAAATTGCACTTTTTCAATTTATTCAAAAAACAATTAAGGAAAGACGACGTAGCGCATTAGACATTTTAGAAAACAATGGCATTAGCTCCATGGAACAGTACCAAAATCTCATGGGCGAAATTAACGCTTTATCTTTTGTAGAACAGGAACTCTCGGGCCTGCTAGAAAAACAGGAGCAATATGATGACTGACGTAACCACAGAACCTTCAATAGAAGACGCATACATAGATCCAGAGGAACGGGTCCTTGATCCGGATTCTATCAATCCCGCTTTATTAGACCGTATGCCCCAACCAACGGGTTGGAGGCTACTTGTCTTACCCTACAGAGGTAAGGGAAGAACCTCTGGCGGCATTCTCTTGACCGATCAGCAATTGGATGAGGATCAGGTTCAAACAGTAGTTGGCTATGTATTGAAACAAGGTCCCCTGTGTTATGCCGATACGGTTAAATTTCCGGATGGCCCGTGGTGCAAGGAAAAAGAATGGGTGATCTTTCCTCGTTATGGAGGATCGCGGTTTCGCATAGATGGCGGCGAAGTTCGTATACTTAATGATGATGAAGTTCTAGCCACTATTAAAAATCCTGACGATATACTCAGTTATTAACGGAGACTGCGATGGCAACCGAAAAGAAACAGACACATGAGCCTGATGATGGTCAGGTAGATTTGAGTTTTGAGGAATACGAGGAAACGGAAGTCTCCGTAGGTGGGGACGAAGCGGAAAAGAAAGAGCCTGCCATTGAGGTTTCCGAAGAGAAGGATGACGAACACCAAGAAGTCTCGCGTAATGTTCAAAAACGTATTGACCGTTTAACCAAGAAGATGCGCGAAGCGGAACGCCGGGAAAAAGAAGCCATTAACTACGCTCAAAACGTACAGAGCGAATCCCAACAAATAAAATCCCGTCTTCAGACTGTTGATAAAGGGTACATGAATGAATATGGCACTCGTTTAAATATCGAGCAGAAACAGGCGGAAGAAACATTAAAAAAAGCGTTAGATACCGGAAACACTACCGCCGCGGTTGCTGCTCAACGTAAACTTACCCAGTTAGCCGTATCGGCAGATAAATATACCAATATCCAAAATTCCCGTAATGCACAGGAGCAACAAGCTCAAGCTGTCGCACAGCAACCACAACCCGTCCAACAAGCCCCACCGGCCCAGCAACCTCCCGATCCTAAAGCAGAAGAATGGGCAGGTAAAAACAATTGGTTTGGAAAAGATGAGGCTATGACCTTTGCCGCTTTTGGCATTCACAAGGGAATGGTGGAGAAAGAAGGGTTTGACCCGCAGACGGATGACTACTATGATGAACTAGATTCTCGACTGAGGGATAAGTTCCCTCAAGAGTTTAACAATGGTTCCGACAGGCGTCCCGTCCAGAACGTCGCCGGAAATTCCCGCAGTAGGGGGAAAACCACCGGACGCAGTAGAAAGGTAAAACTCACACCAAGCCAAGTAGCGATAGCTAATAAATTGGGTGTGCCGCTAGAAGAATACGCGAAATACGTTAAAACTTAGGAGGTTTTGAAGATGTCTAGTAAAAAAAGTTTTGAGGGCACTACGAAAACTCCTCGCGCAAACGACTCTAGGGAAAAGACTCAACGGCGTAAGCCTTGGGCCCCCGCCTCTAGTTTAGATGCACCGCCTGCACCCGAAGGGTACAAACACCGATGGATTCGCGCAGAAGCTCGTGGCTTTGTTGACACGAAAAATGTTTCTGCAAGGTTACGAGAAGGCTACGAACTTGTTCGAGCTGACGAGCATCCCGATTTCGAAGCTCCGGTTGTTGAATCAGGTAAATATGAAGGTGTGTTTGGGGTTGGTGGGTTAATGCTCGCAAAGATACCGCTGGAGATTGTGGACGAAAGGAACGCTTATTACAATAAGCGGGCCAAAGACCTACAGGATGCAGTGGATCACGATTTATTGCGAGAGAATGCTCACTCTTCCATGACGATCGATAAACCTGATCGTCAATCTCGTGTAACTTTTGGTGGTCCTCGTAAAGAGTGACCTTTTCTTAGGAGATTAGTCTTATGGCAAATCAAGAAAGTGCCTATGGTCTACGTCCTATTGGTATGGTGGGTAGTGGTCCCAATTCAACGGGTATCACAGAATACGAAATCGCTAGTAATAACACTAATGTTATCTACAACGGCGGAATCGTTGTCCCTCTTGCCTCGGGGTATATAGATTATGCAGGCGATACAGCGGGGGGTACAACTCAAGCACTAGGTGTTTTAACTGGTGTTATGTACCAAGACTCCGTTCGGAAGCAACCCGTGTGGTTGAACTACTGGCCCGGATCAGGCGCAGTAAGTGTGGACACGAATTTTCCTGTCCGCGTTTATGTAGCTGATAATCCAAACCAGTTGTTTCAAGTATCTTCGGATGCTTCTTTAACCAACCGAGCTACTGCGGTAGCAACTATCTTTGCTAACACTGATTTGGGAACATCTGCCCGTACCGGTTCTACCGATACTGGCGCATCCAATTCCCAGGCTAGTGTGGCGAATGTTGCAACAACAGCAACATTACCTTTGCGTATTGTCGGTATTGTAGATGATGACGCAAATAGTGATTACACCGCAGCGGGTATTCCCTTGAAAGTACGACTAAACGCTCACTTCAACGCTGGCACTCGTCGTTTTGATTCACAGACGACTGCTGACTCACTTGGCATTTAAGGAGGTTCTAAATGACTATTTCTAGAGCGCAGTTAGCTAAAGAACTAGAACCCGGCCTAAATGCTCTATTTGGGTTGGAATATGACCGTTATGAAGACGAAGCAGCAGAAATCTTTGAAGCTGAAAGCTCTGACAGAGCTTTTGAAGAAGAAGTTATGCTGTCCGGTTTCGGAACGGCTCCTGTTAAAAGTGAAGCTAGTGCAATTAACTGTGATAACGCGCAAGAAACTTATACTGCTCGTTACA